AGACTATACCGGTTGATGGGACAAGTTTAAAAGAAATGAAATTTAATGTTTTATCTGAAAGGTATGATGAATATTTAAACAAGTACAAATCATCGGTTAGAAAAGTTTTAAAAGAAGAAGGTGAAATAGATAAAGAAACTCTTTGTATGTTAGTTGCAAGACACAACCAAGAAAAAGCAAGAAAGTTATTATTTAATATGTTAAATGAAAAAATAGAAGGATGGTGGGACTAAAAGTATATAAAGTAAAAGATAAAGAAACTTATAATCAGTTAAATTCTTTACTTGTTGGTTGGTGTTTTTTTAGACAAGAAAATAATGAGTATTTTATAAAAGCACCATTGAATAAGACAATCGAAAATTTAATTGAAATGGGCTCAATCACGGAATTAAATCAAACGAAGACTGAAGAATAATTTGTTTTTTATCACCAATAACATTCCAAGCTCTTTGAACTAATAATTCAAGTGCTGTTGGAAACAACAAATCAATTTTCTCTGGCTCGTCTAAATATAGGTTTACACTAATTAAATAAGAATCCTTACTTCTAATATAAGTTATGTTACTTATTTTAATATAACTACTTTTTCCAAAAAATTCTTCCAACTCAGATTTAAATTGTTTATCTATAATTTTTTGTAGATATTTTTTGTATCTCATATAATAAATAATAACCAGTAAATGTTCATTTGACAAGTAAAAAACAAAACCTTAATTAATTTTCTACGTATTTATTATATATGAAAATATTTTTTCTAACATTATTTTTTTTAACTAGTCTTTTTGGTTTTACACAATGTAATGGTGTACAATCTTTTACATTAACACCACCACCAGTAGGAAATACATATAATGCTGGTCAAGTTGTAACTATGTGTTACACAATGAACGGTTATACTCAAGCAGGTACTAATTGGATTGAAGGTTTTGATTTAAACTTAGGTCCTGGTTGGGCATCAGTTAACCCACAATCAGCACCAGCAAACTGTGGTGGTAATGCAACTGGTGGACAATGGGTCTGGAATACTTCTGTAACATCTACAACAACACCAATTGTAACAGTAGGTCCTGGTTATTTCTTTGATTTAACCGTTGACGGGAATCCAGGAAATGATTTTGGTGATGCCGGTAATTGTACCTGGACGTTCTGTGTAACTTTAACTGTAGCAAACGTATGTACACCTCAAAACTTATTAATTCAAGTCACACCGGGTTCTGATGGTCTATGGGGAAGCTATACTAGCTCTTCTTGTGACTTGGCAACACCATTTAATGTATTTAACGGAACAATAAACGTAGTCCCAATAGTTTTGGGTCCAATAAACCATAATTAAATAAAAAATGAAAAGAATTTTACTAGCATTAATGACAATGATATCAACAATATCATTATCTCAATTAACAACAACAAATCCAGACACGGTTTGTTATCAATCAACAGCTCTTTCTACCTATACTATACCATCTGTTGGTTCTGGAACATATACTTGGACCGTTACAGCGCCTGGTGTTATAACTGCAGGTCAAGGAACTAACTCAATTTCAGTGAACTGGTCGGCAGCAGCACCTGGATTAATTACAAATGGTGTATCTGTAACATATTCTTCACCTCCACCAGCTAACTGTCCCGCAACACCAGTCAATTTAAATGTATTAATATACCAAGTTATACCAACAATTACAGCTTTAGGACCATTCTGTGAGTCAGATCCTTGTGTAAACCTTGTAGGAACACCTGCTGGAGGTACTTGGTCTGGTACTGGAGTAGTTGGTAATCAATTTTGTCCAGATAATGTAACAAATGGAACAAACGCCACATCAACTGTTACATATACTGTAGGCTCTGCTGGTTGTACTTTCTCAACTTCTGTTGTTGTACCAGTATATGGTACACCAACATTATCACCTATACAACATAATTAATGAAATTATTACTATTTGTATATGTTTTATGTCTTTCTCTAGTCACTTATAGTCAACATGTGTTTGAATTATGTGAAGGAGAAAGTAAAACAGTCACATACACCTCAAATTACGGTGGTGATGGTGTAAATACGTGGACTGTAAATGGAATTGTGTATAATAGTGAAGATTTAACATATACTTTTAACCAAACTGGTACATATAATATAGTATTAAGACGTGAAAATGTCGTTTGTTATGTTGAAGAATCAATACAAGTAGTTGTTACAGAATGTCCAGGTGTTGTTTACTGGGTTCCAAACTGCTTTACACCAGATGGAAATGAACATAATCAACTATATGGGCCAGTTATGGTCAGTGGATATGATATAAATGGGTTTGAATTCCTTATTTTTAACCGTTGGGGTCAAATTGTATGGGAATCAACCAATCCGAACGGTCGTTGGGACGGTACATACAACAATAAAATGTGCACAGAAGGGGTTTATACGTGGAAATTAACGTTCAATGTCTTTGGAAACGATGAAAAGATACTAAATCACGGTCATTTAACCTTAATTAGGTAAAAAATACTAAATTTTTACAAAAAATCGTCATTTTCTGTGTTTATTTCTTGGATTTTAAGAATTTTAACGTTTTTTCCCTTGTTTTTAACCGTAATTTCCATTTCATTAGGGTAAAGTATGTTATTTTTAATAGTTTCTTCAATATTTACCTCATTTTTTGGTATTTCAGCCGTAATTAGGTAATATTTTTCACCACATCCAGTACAAAATGAGTGATTTGACAGTAATTCTACCCTATTTTTACTAAAATGTGACCCAATTTCGTCTAAATTAATGTCTTTTTTGTCATTTACGACCAAAATTCGGTATCCTTTTTGGGTTTTTGGTATGTTTTTAGCCCATTTTAGGTAGTATTCTACTTCATTTTCAGCCTCTTTTTGGCTAAAATCCATTGTTTTTAGGGTCGAAATAATAGTTTTTTTGTTAATTATTTCACTTAAAATGGGTAAAATCCTCATATATATAAATACTTTAATTAACCCTTTTTCTTGGGGTACTTGATTTCTACTTCATATGGACCAGTATTTGTCTTATAATTGTCGTACTTCCAGATCATAACACAATCATCAAGAGTAATTGTCCTTTCAAATACCTTACGTTCTACTTGTTTTTTAACTTTTTTATCACTCATAGGATACAAATATAGTAATAATTAACTAAAAAAATAAACCCCTCTTGTAGGAGGGGAGTAAAAAACTTGATAAAATGTTATTCTGGGGATTCTTTATCGTCTTCTTTAAAGAAATTTGTAAGAAATTTACCAACAACACCAAATATAATTGATGATACAATCATAATTTTAATTTCTTGTGTTGTAAAAATCTCTTTTAAAGTATCATATTGCCAAACACCACCAACTGCAACAATTGCGGCGGCTGCCAATAATCCATCCCCAAGTTTTCTCCACTTTTTTGGTGTGGGTTTCCAGTAATGTTTCATCATAATTGTTTTTATATAAATATCACCCAATAAAAAAAGGGACAGTAGCGAATTGTCCCTTTTACATTACCATAACCAGTAATGGTCCTAAGTAAAAACTTTTATTGTCCTTTAATTAAATTAACACACTGTTTAAGGTATTCTTTAGCTCTTGGTGATGGTGTGTATTCATCATCTTTTGTTTGTAAAGCTAAAACCCTTTCAATATCTTTAACAAGTTCAGTTCCGTGTTCGTTTTCTTTATACAGTTCAATGATTTTATCCATTGCTTTATGACATTCGCCTGTTGTTTCATCGTGATAGTTTTTATTTCTAAACCTATTAAGATTATTCATCATATCATAAGCCAAATGAGCACCACCATCTTTAACGTCTTTAAAAAGTCTAATATTATTTAAAATACCTAAAGTATCGACCATTGAATTGACACCCATTCTTCTTTTTGCAACTCCAGGAGAATATTTAACGTATTCATCAGCTTGACCAACCATTTCATCAAGTGGTATCATATTTTCTGGAATACATCTAGGTTTAGGTGGTTCTTTTTTCTTATTTTCTTTTTGTTCACCACCCATTTGAACGTCACCATTTTCTTTAATTACTTTTTCAATCAAAGCAACAAGCTCACTTTCAGTTAATTTTATTTTTTTCATATGAAGATTTTAAAATAAATATGTTTTATTTAATCAATTTTAATGTATTTATATTAATAAATATCTAAATACTTGAATATGTTAGACAATATTATAAAAAGAGTTTTAACTGAAGAATTAAATCACCCTATGGTTCTTACAGAATCAGTTAAAATTTCTGAAAATCTTAAATACCATTTGGACAATCAAATACCATTATCTGAAAATGTTTTTAGAATTTTTTCACAATCATATTTTGAATTAATAAGTGAAGTAAGAAAACTTTACAATAATGGTTTAATGGATATTAACGAAGAAGACCTATGGTTAGTTGAAAGTAATTTAGGTGAAAGTGTTATTCTTGATAATGGAAAAAAAGTTTGGTTAGACGTTCCTTTTGAAGTTAAAGAATCAATCAATGAGGCAAAACATAGAGGAAAAAATGTAAGACTTGGAAGTCCTTTTAGAACACCAGGTGGGCCAAAGAAATTTGCTGTATATGTGAAAACTCAAGGTGGTGGGGTTAAAAAAGTAACATTTGGTGACCCAAATCTAAGAGTAAAAAACGCAAATAAAGGAAGAGCAAAATCATTTAGAGCAAGACACAACTGTGACCAGAAAAAAGATAGAACTACTGCTGGTTACTGGTCTTGTAATGTTGGTAGATATTCAAAAAAATTAGGACTTAAATCATCTAGAAGTTGGTAATACATTATGGGTCCATACGAAAGATTTATTAACCGTAGATATGTAAAAATATTCAATCACTTCTTAACAGAAGTGTGTGAACCTGCTATTGAAAATAAATACCACACAAAAGTAAAACTTAAATTATATGGAATTGGTGTAAGACCAAAAAGTTCTGCTTATGAAGAAATACCAAAAGAAGAACTTTTAGACTCACAAACAAAGGTTGATTTTTTTATTGACTCCGAACCTAGTAGATTTAGTAGATTTAATATTGTTGAAGATTTAATTTTAAATGAAGGTAAAAATTTTCTACAATTAAAAAATGCCGACTATATGGGTTATATACCAGAATATTTTCGTATTAGAATCCATTTCAATAACAGACCTTTATTTCCATTAGATTATGTGGTTGAAGATAATCTAACAGAAGAAGTTGAACCATCAGAAAGGGCCGTTAAAAACATTTGTGATGCAAAAAAATTTTGCGAAATGCAAGGAAAAATTACATTTGGTCAATTAAGGGAATTGGTCCAAAATGCAAAAGCAAAAAGATTGTTATTAAATGTCGGTGAAGGTGGTTATAAAGCAACTATTAGAATTTTACCTTGGTTCTTTCCGCAACTAGCAATTGCCGGATTTACTGGGTCAATATTAAGAGCATTTAATAAAATATTTAGACCAACATTAGAAGAAACAACAGGATATAAAACATGGTGGGGAAAAACTATTATGGCAATATTTAATCTTGTTGAAGGTGATTTGGGTATTAGTGATCCATTATCAAGAATCT